ATACTTCAGATGTAATACAGATACAATCCCCAGCTTCTGGTGGTGGTTATGGAATACAAATACGAAGAAATGATTCTAATACTGACCAACAACTAGGACAAATTAAGTTTGGTAATACTGTTGATAGTGATATAGGTCAGCTTCACGTTAAAACTGATGGTGCTACTAACTCAGGGGCAATGGTTTTTTCTACTGCATCTTCAGGAACTACATCAGAAAGAATGAGAATTGATAATACGGGAGCACTTTTAGTAGGAACAACAAGTCACATAACAACAAGTGAAGAAGAATGTGTACACATAAAAAATGGTGACGGTGCAGGACAACTATTCCTTGATAATACGAGAAGTAGCGGAAACCAATACATGGTTCAAATACACAGATTAGGTACGAGGGTCGGTTCTATACAAACATCAACAAGCGGTACATCTTATCTTGAAACTTCTGATTACAGATTGAAAGAAAATGTTGATTATGAATTTAACGCTTTAGAAAGAGTAGCACAGCTGAAACCTGCAAGGTTTAATTTTATAAAAGAACCAGATGTGACAGTTGATGGATTTCTAGCACATGAGGTTGCTCCTGTAGTTCCACAAGCGGTAAGCGGAGAAAAAGATGCTGTTGATGAGGAAGGCAATCCTGATTTACAAGGTATAGACCACAGTAAATTAGTCCCTTTACTCACAAAAGCAATACAGGAATTAAAAACAGAAAATGATAATCTTAAAACAAGAATAGAGACACTGGAAGGATAATATGGCAAGTACTAAATTACCAGCAAGATTATTAGATACATCAGCAGTTCCAGCACTAACTGTGTCTGGAAATTTAACTGTTGATACTAATACTTTGCACGTTGATTCGAGTAATAATAGAGTTGGTATTGGAGAAACAAGCCCGGATTTAAAACTTCATGTAAAAAGTAGTGGACAAATAGCAAAATTAGAAACAACAGCTTCTACGGGCGATTGTATTTTAACTTTTGCTGATGCTGCAGCAAACAAAGGATATGTAGGTTTTGGTTCTAGCAGTTCTGAGATTTTTCAAATAACTAATATTGAAAATGGTGATATGAAGTTTGATACCAACAATACGGAAAGACTGCGTATTGGATCGGCAGGTCAAATTGGAATAGGTGGTTCAAATTATGGAACAAGTGGACAAGTATTAACATCAACAGGAGCAAGTACAGCACCTTCTTGGCAAGATGCAGGTGGTGGAAAACTTTTACAAGTAGTGCAAACAGTAAAAACAGATACATGGAGTAGTTCAACAACAGCAACTTGGGTAGATATTACAGGATTAAATGTAAGTATTACCCCTGCTTCTTCATCGAATAAAGTGATGATAGATGTTCATATCAGTCTTTCAAATTATAGTTTGGCTTCTTTTAGATTATTAAGAGGTTCAACAGCAATAGCTCTAGGAAATGCTCCTGGAGGAAATAGAGTATCAGCTACTATGGGTCCTATATCTTTTACAAGAGACGGACATAGAACAAGTTCAGCAAGTATAAGATTTTTAGATACCCCATCTACAACATCATCAACGACTTATAAATTACAAGCATGGACTTATCATGGCACACAATACATTAACAGAAGTTATACTAACCAAAATGCGAATTATACAAGTAGTTCCATTTCAACAATAACAGCCTCGGAGATTTCAGCATAATGGTAGATTTTCACAAAGCAGTACGAGCATTATATTCAGATGTTGTAGTTATAAACGGAGAAACCGCTTATGACAAAGATGGTAATGAGGTCGAAATTGACCAATCATTAGTAGACGCCTGGGTTGACCCAGATGGTGAATACAAAGAATATAAACAATTAAGACAATTTGAATATCCAGATATTGGAGACCAACTTGATGCCTTATATCACGCAGGGGTTTTTCCTGAAGATATGGCTAATAAAATAAAAGCAGTTAAAGACAAATATCCAAAAACATAGTAGAGGAATAACATGGCATTTTCAAAAGCAAGAAGATTAGGAGAATTAGTTACAACAGCTGGTGTATTAGACCAAGTGACTGTTGCAACAGCTTCTTCTGGGGATAACGATACATCTCCAGCAAGTACTGCTTTTGTTACGGGAGCTATTTCTGATTTATCAGATTCAGCACCTGGTACATTAAACACACTTAACGAATTAGCAGCAGCTCTTGGTGATGACGCTAACTTTAGTACTACAGTCACAAATTCTATAGCAACAAAATTACCATTAGCTGGTGGAACATTAACTGGTAATTTAGCACATGCGTCGGACTTTACATTAGATGTAGGTGGAGATATTACACTTGATGCTGGTGGAGAAAATATTCGATTTGATTTAAATGGAAATGAAGTTGGACAAATTGATTTAGGTTCAGCTAATATGACATTTCGTACTTCCCAAAATGGAGATATTATATTTAGAGGAACACCAAGTGGTGCTTCAGAAATTGCAATGCTTACTCTTGATACCTCAGCAAGTGGGGATGCAACATTTAGTAATGATGTTTATTTAGCTAATGGTAAGTTTTTAAGATGGGGTGACGGAAGTGTAAGAATATATGGTGATTCAACAGACGGTACTGAATTAATGACATTCGTGACCGGTGGTACAGAAAGAATGAGAATAAGCGACAATGGGTTCTTAAAGCTTTCAAGTAAAGTTTCTTTTTCAGGTACAGGCGATGCAGGACTTGGACATCACACCAATAACTATATGTATGTGTATGGTGGTAGTGCAGGTTTAATTCTTCAAGATAACTCAGCTGGCTCTAACAGAATGTTGATAAGAGATACAGGCACTGTTGAGTTTGAAGTTGGTGGCGCAGAAAGAATGCGTATTAATAGTTCAGGCCAAGTTGGAATTGGAACTACAAGCCCTGGTGTACCATTAGAAGTGAACAGTACTGCAGCTGAAACTGCAGTTATCTTTAAAAATACTGGAAATAGATACACTCAAGTTGATTGGTATAACGGTAGTAATCAAAGAGGTGCTATATGGACAGATAATACAGATGAAAAATTTGCATTTTACACAGGATCTGGTTGGGATATAGATTTCTATTCAGGTGCTCTTCTCCGTTGGCAGTTTCATTCTGATGGAACTTTATTACCTAACGGTAATAATACTAGAAATATTGGAACCACTTCTAGTAGAGTTTCTGTTTTATATACAGCAAATGCTGTTAATGTTTCAGACCAAACTTTAAAAACTGAAATTGAAGATTGTGATTTAGGTCTTGATTTTATAAATACTTTACAACCAAAATCATATAAACACTTACAGGATGTTGGTGTTGCCTTAGAAGAAGGACACGATGATTACAATAGAAAACACTATGGATTAATTGCACAAGATTTAAAAGACGGTTCACTAAAAGATTCAGTTTATGGAACAAAAGATGGTGAATATAGTCTTGCTTACAATGATTTGATTGCTCCATTAATAAAAGCAGTACAAGAACAACAAGAACAAATAGAAACCCTAAAACAAGAAGTAGAAGAATTAAAAGGATAAATATATATAAATAGTATTATGGCAGCACCAAATAGTAAAGCAACATTAGTCGACCACTGTTTAAGATCTTTGGGTGCACCAGTGATTGAAATAAATGTGGACGATGACCAAATAGATGATAGAATAGACGAAGCGCTACAATTCTATCAAAACTATCACATGGATGGTGTTGAAAGAGTTTTTCTAAAACATAAAGTTACAAATAGTGAATTAATATTCCAAGCAGTCACAACAGGAACATTTGTAGAAAAAGAAACAATTACCGGTGGAACATCTGGTGCAACAGCAATAATTAAATCAGTACCAAGTAATTCTACACTTAGATATAATTTACTTGGAGATTCAAATGTACCATTTCAAGCTGGTGAAACCGTGACTGGTGGTTCATCTGGCGCAACAGGTGTTATATCATCATCAGGTGGAATAGTAAAAGGTGATATAGAGAATAGATTTATTCCTATTAATAATTTAGTACAAAATGTTGTACGAGTTATTCCTATTCGTGATTCTGTTTCAACTAGTGATATGTTTGATATTAGATACCAAATACATCTAAACGATTTATATAGTTTAGGATTTATGGGTAGTTTAGCAGAATACGTTATGAGTATGCAATATTTAGATATGCTTGATAACGTTGTAGATAGTGATGAAAAACAAATTAACTTTGACATGCATAAAAATCAATTAGATATTTTTATGAATTGGTCAGATGAAGTAGAAGTAGATGATTATTTAGTCGTAGAGTGTTATCGTATTCTTGACCCTGATACATACACTGATGTTTATAATGATTACTTCTTAAAAAAATACGCAACAGCATTAATCAAAAGGCAATGGGGTCAAAATTTATTAAAGTTCGAGGGCATGGTAATGCCGGGTGGAGTAACATTTAATGGGCGACAGCTTTATGATGATGCAAATGAAGAAATCACAAGATTAGAAGAAGAAGCTCGATTAAATTGGGAACAACCGGTCGACTTTTATACAGGATAACACATGCCTAGAAACGTTTTCTTTTCTCAGGCAGTTAAATCAGAACAGAATCTCTATGAAGATTTAATTGTTGAGAGTTTACAAATTTACGGACAGGACATTTATTATGTTCCACGTACTCTTGTAAATCGAGATAGTATTCTTGGAGAAGACCCTGCATCTAAATTCGATGATGCTTATTTAATGGAAGCATATATTGAAAACACAGATGGATTCGAAGGTGCTGGTGACCTTATGTCTAAGTTTGGATTAGAGATAAGAGACGAAGCTACATTTATTATATCACGAAGAGTTTGGGAAAGATTAGTTGGTAAGTTTTCTAGTAATGTGACTGACCCAAGACCACAAGAAGGTGATGTTATATTCCTTCCAATGACAAATTCATTCTTTGAAATTAATTACGTAGAAGACGATAATCCATTCTTCCAATTATCTAACTTACCAGTTTACAGAATGCAATGTTCACTATTCGAATATTCAGAAGAAGATTTCGAAACTGGTATAGAAGAGATAGATTTAAAAACTGGGCAAAGTGCATATCAAGTATTCGTGGATGTGACAGTCACAGGTAATAACCATTTTGAAGTTGGTGAAACAGTTTCACAAATAGTTGGAACAGGTATTACTGTATCTGGTGAAGTTCAACAAAGAACTAAAACATCAGCAACAGCTGGTACGTATGGAATATCTAATATTGGTGTGACTGGTTCTGCAGGTGTTGCAAAAGACTTTATTGTTTCTAGCACAGCACTATTAACAGGTTCTAATACAGGATTTACGGGAACAATTACTAAGATATATGATGTTTCAGATAATACACAAACATTTACAACAGATGGAGGGGCGGAGAATGTTGCTCTAGAGTTAGAAGCAGATAGCTTTATAGACTTTACAGAAGCAAATCCATTCGGCGATCCGTCAGATACTTACTAATGTTTGGTTCACATTTTTACCACGCAACAATGAGAAAATCAGTTGCTGTATTTGGTACACTCTTTAATGATATTAAAGTTATCAGAAAAGGTGCAAGTGGTGCTGTACTTAACCAAGTAAAAGTTCCGTTAGCGTATGGACCAAAACAAAAATTCTTAGCACGTTTAGACCAAGAGACAGGATTCGATGCGCCAATGGCGATTAAACTTCCACGTATGGCTTTTGAAATGACTTCTTTAGAGTTAGATACAAATATCAAACAACAAAAGATGAATAAGATTGTAGAAGACCATGCGAGTGATGTAAGCAAAAAGAAAACAATATCACATTATACTTCTTATAATATTGGTATGCAATTAAATATTTTAGCTAAAAACCAAGATGATGGTTTACAAATAGTTGAACAAATATTACCATACTTTCAGCCAGAATATACAATTACAATTAAACCAGTAGATGGGTTTGACCATAAACAAGATGTTCCAATTGTATTAACAGGGGTTTCTATCCAAGACGAATACGAAGGTGACTTTACAGAAAGAAGAGTATTAACTTACCAATTAGACTTTACAATGAAAATGAAGTTCTATGGACCAACCAGAGACCAATCTATAATACGTACAATTAATTTAGATTTCGAAAAACAAGTACCAGCAGAGTTCTTCCAAGGACTGAATTTTTCAGTTGGTGCAAATGATAGCGCAAGTTCATTTACAATTAGCACTACAAGAGATACTATCGCTCCTGGAAATATTGGTCCAGCAAATACAATTACTGAAACTGTTGGTGTTCAAAGTGTAATTATTCCAGTGACAGTCGTACAACCTGTACCGAATGATGATACTATTTTTATAAACGATGCTACTGGATTAGGACTTACAAACATTGTGACTATTGGAAGTAGTTCTTTTAGTTTTCCAACTGTAAAAGAATTTCTCTTTACCGCAACAGCTGGTCAAACTAAATTTGGTGGAACTGATAGTTCAGGAAATCCTATTTTTGATAATAATGGGCAAACTTTAAGTTATGCCCAAGGTTCAGAAGAAGTATTTGTAAATAATGTCCGAAAATATTCTCCTGCTGATTATACACGAACTGATTTAGATGGTACAGGGGCTGGTTCTATTACATTTGGAACTGGACTATCGGCTGGGGATACTGTAAAAATAAATTCAACGGCTGCAGCAGCTATTGAGGGAGTAAATTATTCTGCAAATTTAATTGATATTAACGTTAATGCAACACTAGCTGTTGGAGATACATTAAACATATCAGGAAATAAATATTTTATTGGAGATATTCAGCAAAGAGAATACAACATGGTACGTGGAAACACTTACATATTTAACCATCCTGCAGCACATCCTTTTAGATTTTCTACGGTAGAAGATGGAACACATAATGGTGGTAATGAATATACTGTTGGGGTGACAACAACTACAACCTCAGCACAACTAGCACCTAATGAAAATACCCCAGATACATTATATTATTATTGTTCGAACCACAGTGGAATGGGTGGAAAAATAAACATTACAGGATGAATAAATTATGGATAGAAAAGATAAATTACAAAAGTCTTTAGAAAAAAATCTACCGGTCGTTCCTGAAGCACAGGAAATAAAAGATAAGAAAGATATAAAAGACGACTATGAATTTTCTAGAAGAACTTATAAAGACCTTATTAATACTGGAATGGGAAGTTTAGATACGCTCGCGGAACTCGCACGCGAGAGCGAGCACCCTCGCGCGTTCGAAGTATTATCTAGAGCAATAAAAGATGTTGCAGATACAACAGAAAAACTTATGGCTTTACAAGCTGATAAAAAGAAATTATCACAAGAAGACGAGGAAAAAGAAAAAGCAAAAGCTATTACAAATAACAATTTGTTTGTTGGCAGTACAACTGATTTACAAAGAATGTTATTAGATAAAGATTTTATTGATGCAGAAGATTAAGAATAACGAATTTGGCTACTTAGGTAATCCATCTGTAAAACGTGATGGTGTAGAAACTGAATTTAGTAAAAGTGAAATAAGGGAATACATGAAATGTATGAAAGACCCTGTATACTTTGCAAAAAAATATGTTAAGATAATATCTCTTGATGAAGGATTAGTACCATTTGATTTATATCCTTATCAACAAAAAATGTTTAGGCATTTTAATAAAAATAGATTCAGTATTGTTCTAGCATGTAGACAAAGTGGTAAATCGATTTCGTCTGTGGTTTATCTTCTCTGGTACGCAGTATTTCATCCAGAGAAAACCATAGCAATCCTGGCTAACAAAGGTGCTGTTGCGAGAGAAATGTTAGCCAGGATAACTTTAGCGTTAGAGAATTTACCATTCTTTTTACAACCTGGATGTAAAGCTTTAAATAAAGGTAGTATAGAGTTTAGTAATAACAGTAAAATATTAGCAGCGGCAACGTCCGGAAGTTCTATAAGGGGTTTATCAATTAATCTATTATTCTTAGATGAGTTTGCTTTTATAGATGATGATGCAAGATTTTATACTTCTACGTATCCGGTAGTATCAGCTGGTAAAGATACACAAATTATTATTTGTTCTACAGCAAATGGTATTGGAAATGTATATCATAAACTTTGGGAAGGTGCAACACAAGGTACAAATGAATTTAAACCTTTCCGTATAGATTGGTGGGATGTACCGGGAAGAGATGAAAAATGGAAAGAAGAAACTGTAGCGAATACATCGGAATTACAGTTTGACCAAGAGTTTGGTAATACTTTCCATGGGAGAGGTAATACTCTTATTAGTGCAAATCATTTATTAGCACAGAAAGCAGAAGAACCTGAAGAATATAAAGATAACGTGTGGTTATATAAACAACCTGTTGAAGGACACGATTATATAATGACGGTAGATGTTGCAAAAGGGCGTGGACAAGATTATAGTACATTTAATATAATCGATACAACAACACAACCTTTTGAACAAGTATGTGTATTTAGAGATAACAATATTGCACCAATGTTATTTCCAGATGTAATATATCGATATGCAAAAGCTTATAATGATGCTTATGTGATTGTAGAATCGAATGACCAAGGTGCTGTAGTCTGTAATGGATTATATTATGATTTAGAATATGAAAATATGTTTGTTGAGTCATCAGTAAAAGCTGCTGGAATTGGCGCAACAATGACGCGAAGGGTAAAACGTATTGGATGTTCTACAATAAAAGACTTTATCGAACAAGGTAAATTAAAAATTGTGGACCAACAAACGATTATCGAAATGAGTACTTTTGTTTCAAGAGGTAAAACCTTTATGGCTATAGCACCGAACCATGATGATTTAATGATGAACTTAGTTTTGTTTTCATGGTTTGCAACAACAGATATATTCAGGTCTTTAACAGATATTGATATGAAAGAAATGTTGTACAAAGAAAGATTAAAAGAAATACAAGATGATATGCTTCCTGTTGGTTATTTAGGTGATAATAATGAAGAGCATAAATATACTAAAGACAAAGACGGAACTATATGGTTCGAGGAAGATACTAATTTAATTAACTGGTAAGATGCAAAACTTTAACGAATGGCAAGAAGCGGTAAACAATCCGGTAGTTGAAAAGAAGGTATTTGAAAAAGATCCTTCTAAACTACATTGTATTGTACTTGGTCTTGGTGAAGAAGAAGGAACATTTGCAGATATAGTTAGTAAGATAACTAAAAAGCGTGGAATGAAATTTACGCTAATTAATGTAGAAGAAGCTTATATAGCAAACGCCGATGTAGATTTAGGTTCTGTTCTTTTCCATAATTACGATGGAGAAGACGGAGAAATAGAAATATCTAGAGAAAACTCTATTGTATTTGTAAGAGCAGGTGCAATACAGAGTTTAACTTCTCAAGCATTAGTATCTACATTAGGAACATACGGATTCTTTATGGTAAATGATTTAGAATCTATGATGTTATGTGATAACAAAATGTCAAATGTAATTGCATTGGACCGTAATAATATACCTACACCTAAATCTTCTGTAATAACAAATGTTAAATCTATAGAAAGCGCACACAAAAAAATAGGAAATAAATTTCCAGTAGTTATAAAAACACTAACTGGTACACAAGGTATTGGTGTTGCTATAGCAGAAAGTAAACAATCACTAGTTTCTGTTTGTCAAGCCTTATGGAAATACGATGCACAATTACTAATCCAAGAATACTTACCTATAAAATCAGATATAAGAACATTAGTTGTAAATGGTAAGATATTAGGATCGGCAGAACGTATTAAACAAGATAATAAAGAATTTAGAAATAATGTTCACTTAGGTGCTAAAACTATCCCATATAAACTATCGGATGAAGAAAAAGAACTTGTTAAGCAGTCCGCACGTGCGACTGGCGCACTATATTGTGGTGTTGACCACTGTAAAGTTGCAAATAATTTTTATGTATTAGAGATAAATGGTTCACCAGGTATTCGTTCCCACTTTAACGGATATGATTTAGAAGATGAAAAATCTTTAGGAAAAATTAGCGATGCACAGATATTAGAAAATATTATAGATTACTTTACACATGAATTACATAGAAAACCATTATATAGAACAGAGAGTGGTTATATAGAAAGATTAACAATAGAAGGATTAGAACATCCAATCCGTGCTAAATTTGATACAGGAAACGGAACAAACGCTTCTATGCTACATGTAGATAAATTAAAAATAGATGGTGATACAGCTATATGGGAAAAGAATGGTTCCAAATTTACATCAAATATAGTAGATGTTTCAATAGCTAGAAGATTGCCAACTGTACAAGAAAAAAGACCCGTTGTAGAAATGACGGTTAATTTTAATAATAAAGCATATCCAAATACAAGAATAGGTTTAACTACAACCGATTCTGCTTCGGAAATGTTAGTAAATAGAGAGTTAATGACCACATTTAAGATCGCAGTTAATCCAAATAGAAGGTTTATATTGTCCGATCATGTTGGTAAAGAAGACGATACCGACACTTAGAAAGATAGAAATCATAAATAAAAGTATTGAATATAACCGTATTATGAAACTTATAAACTAACTCACAACAACAAATGAGAGGATAAAGCGATGGCATTTCAAGTATCACCAGGCGTCCAGGTAAAAGAAATAGACGCAACGAATGTAATCCCAGCAGTATCTACCAGCATTGGTGGATTTGTAGGTTCATTCAACTGGGGTCCAGCAGGCGAAATTTGTACAGTAGGTTCTGAATCAGAATTAGCTGAGAAATTTGGCACTCCAGACGACAATACAGCGAAATATTTTCTTACAGCAGCGGCATTCCTAAAATATGGTAACGCGCTGAAAGTTGTACGTGCAGTCACAGGTCATGATAATGCGACCGCGGACGGTACTGGACAACTTATTAAGAACGAAGATGATTATGATAATAACTACTCGAATGGTTCGTTAAACAAAGGTTTATGGGTTGCTAAGTACCCAGGTTCATTAGGAAACAGCTTAAAAGTTTCTATGATTTCGCAAGGAATCAGTAACTTTTCAGCATGGCCTTTTGCAGGAGAATTCGATGGAGCTCCTGGTACATCTGATTACGCAGTCAACTTAGGTAAAGCCAATTATAACGACGAATTACACGTAGCAGTTATTGACGAAGACGGATTATGGACAGGTACAGCTGGTACAGTCCTAGAAACATTCGCCTTTGTATCTCAAGCGGCTGATGCGAAGAAAACTGATGGAACTACTAACTATTATAAAGATGTGATTAATGCACAATCTGAATATATTTGGTGGTCCGATCACGATTCTACAAATCTAACAAACGCTGGAGAAACATTAGCATCCAGAAGCTCAGCATTTGACACACACGCATCAGCTAT